CTGTGGGTAATGATTGGCACAAATGTACCTAATGAAGCAAAGTTTGTATTAGTACCGTCTGATTTTAAAAAGGTGTTAGCTGATTGTGCGGGTAAGAGTGCATTTAGGGCAGCGTTGGCTGACGTTTGCCCTGTACCACCGTTTGCTATTGTAACAGGCGTTTCTAATCTAAAATCAAATCCTACTAAATCAAGTCCTGTTCCTGCGGTGTATGTTACAGGAGCACCAAATTGATTAAAGACAATACCCGTTGTTCCTACTGTAATAGGTAGTGGGGTTTGTTGAACCCATGATGTATTTCCGTTTACAGTACCTGAAGTAACAAAGAAAAAGTCACCTGCATCAATTTGATCAACACCCGCACCTGCGCTGTCAAAGTCTGTTGCTCGAGTAAGTACCCATGCACTAGCTCCTGATCCAACATTGGTTACAGTGTAAACGCCGTTGTATTCGGTATTAGTTTCGTCTTTAACAAGAATGCGTTCCCCAATATCTGTGGGGGATACAAATGTATGTCCATCAATAGCTAATGTTGCAAATGGTGTATCTTTAGTAAGAGTTGCTCCAACACCTGAAGCTCCGTTGTTGTAGATAACTGTGCCTAAATCAACAGTGGTTGCGTAATCACATGATTCATGAAAGTTAATACCTGTTGCAATACTGTCAGCATAAGATTTGTTGACAATATCGTTTGCGCTTGCAGGAGTAGTTGAAATTGTACCCGTGGTTAATGCAACACTATTAATTGCTGTGTTTGTAACAGAGGAAATTTGACCTTGTGCGTTTACAGCAAATACAGGAACTTGATTTTGTGATCCATAGGTATTAGCTGAAACACCTGTGTTTGCAATTGATATAGTACCTGTGGATGTAATTGGACCACCCGTTAATCCTGTACCTGTTGATATGGATGAGATACCAACACCTGCGGCCGCAAACGGAGTAAATGTTCCATTAATACGACCTTCAAATTGAAGTGTTTGAGAGTTATACCTAAAAGCTCCGTCACCTACAGAACCCTGTTGTGCTGTATTTCCAATAGGTACAGTAATAGCCGAGGTACCAGGTATGACAGGATTACTTGCAAGAGCTAAGGTAATCGCAGTAGTTCCTGTTGATGTAATTTGACTTGTTGTACCACTTACAGATTGAACTGCTGTTGTTGCTAATGTGTATGCTGTATCCCAAGTAGCTTGGCTTGCATTCGTAGGTATTGAATAACCTGAAGCATATGTCACACCTAAAGTTCCTGCTCCTGTGATGGGAGAACCTGATACAGACAGTCCTGTAGGAACTGTCATAGCTACGCTAGTGACTGAGCCGTCACCTTCGCCGTAACTTACCCAAACATTATTTTCATAAAATTCAAACTCATTAGTAGTTGTGTTGTATCGAACTTGACCATTTAATCCTGCGGGTCTTTGTCCTGTAGTACCTGATGGAACTTTTACACCTGAGGTACCAGGCAATATTGGATTATCGGTAATACTAAATGTAGGGTCACCACTAGCGCCTGTGCCATCGGCTATAGTAATTTGATTTACTGTTCCTGTTAATTGTCTTGGATTAACAACTCCACTGCTTATTGAAAGCATGCCTGCCCCTGCAATTTGAGCTAGGGTTAATGGAGCTCCTGTAAGGCTTACAGTTGGATCTCCTGATACGCCATCACCATTTGTGAGTGATAAACCTACTGTGCCTGCTGTAATGGTTCTATTTGAAAGTGTGGATACACCTGTTTTTGCAACGATTCCTGTACCTAAAGCATTAAGGTTAGCTAGAGCGCCTGTGACTCCGATAGCATAAGTTGATTGTGCTCCACCGTCAGTAAGAGATAAACCTGAGGTTACCGTTAAATATCTACTGTTTGCTAATGTAGACTCATTGTTTACTGTAATAAAAGTTTGTGTTAATGATGGACCTGAGGTAATGTCCCCTGTTGTCGTTTGAACAGTTACACCGTTTTGTACAATAGGGACTAGCTCGGTTCCTGTAAGGGTTCCTGCTGCGGGTAATTGGGTTATCTGTACATTTGCCATGTTTTAGGGACTCACAGTTAAGTTATCTAAATTGCCATTATCTTCAGGCGTTTGTGTGTTTTGTTCGGGTGAAATAGTATAATTATTTGGGTCGTTTGTAATTAAGCTATTATCTGTTACCGCTAAGCTAACATCAGGACGAGCAAATCTTAAATTAATTCTTTCAGTCTGTCTTGCGGCTAATCTATAAGGGTCAAATTGATCTTGACATCCTTCATCGCATACGCGAAGACCAGGGAAGTTTGGATCACGACCTAGTCGTACAAAAGCTCTTTTCATCTTGCATCGATCACACACTCCTATAGCAAGACTAGCTAATCCTTCAGTGTCTAAAAATATAGGCATTATCTTGTATACACACTAATGTTAGGTGCCCAATAGATTGGAGACTTATCTCTTTCTTCTTGTTCGGCTTCATTCAAATACTGCGCCGCCATTCTTTCAAGATATGCTACCCTATCCATGGGAACTTGTGGTAATTCTAAGCTCAGTCTGTGAGCTAAGTTCATTACGATTGCTTCGTACCATCTTTGTGGAATTTCTAATTCGTCAGTTAATGCACCTACATCCATGATTGCGCGTGAATACCAAACAGTAACTTGTACAAATGCATCTGAAGGAACAGGCCATAGGTATAAAGATGGCTCAGGTATAGTTCTATTAAACCAAAATTGAAAAGGTTGATTGGCTGTAAAATTTTTATTTGGTAGATTTGTGTAATCATCACGATTTAGACGAGACATCATCACTTCAGTGCTGTTATTACCAACGTACCATTCACGAACAGATAAAGTTGTGCCATTATATCCACGCACTCTGTAATACTGTACGCTTTGCCCTGGATCGACATCTGTCCATATCCATTGCTTGTCAGTAATGACAACAGATCCTAAATCTTCTAATGTATTCCAATTTGTTCCGTCAGTAGAGAATTCGTATATTAAGGATGCGGTTGCAGATCCTCCACCCGATACAAATGGCATGAAGCCTATTGAGCCTGCGTATATATCGTTATTTGTTCCAAAGTTAATAGAAAAATTTCCATTCGCAGAACTTTGTACAGCGTAGGTATCAATATTTTCATCACCGATGCTTGCTAAAACTCCTGTAGATAATCCTACAGATGTTGCAAGAGTTCCTGACGGACGATTTAATGTACGATAAAGAACATTTAGTGCGTCTGTAGAACCTTCGGGTAAATTATATATGTACTTGTTTGGGGTAAGACCTAATACTTTTTTGTTAATAGCCCAATAGTTAATACCTATATTGGCTAAACTAGATAAAAAGTAATAAAGTGATTGTCTTGCAGTAAGTTGTTGTTCTGAAGTAAGTTCCTCAGCTAACTTACCACAACGGCGAGCTGAGTGATCTATAATTTCTTGAATATTGACTACTGTTGTTCCTACGGTACCTGAATAAGACATGTTTTTCCTTTACCAACCTGAGCAATTCCATCTTCTTAATGACGCCTTTGCTCTTGGCGCATCACCTTTTGCATTTCTAACTACACCCGACATACGGGCACAAAAACTTTTCTTTCTAGCTCCGCCTTGTGGTTGTGGTGCTTTTAAATTTGATCCTGTTTCTCTGTTTAGTTTAGCTCGACCTTTAGCGGTTAATCCTGCACCTTGAGATACAGGAAGTTTTTCACCTCGACCAATAGATAAACTTACATTCTTTGCCATGTTAGGGGTTTTGCACTCCGCCACCATGTTTTACTTTTGCAGTTTTAGCAGCTTCTTTAAAGTTCTTAGCTGTTGGCGCGCCTTCAGAGCCAACTTTGCGCATTTTCTCTCCACTACCTTGAGAAATTCTTTCGCGTTTTGCGTGAATATTTGCATATAGGCCTCCGTTTTTCATGTATCCCATTTTGTTTCTAACCTCTGTTGGTAATTTAGCAAGACCAGGGTTTTGCTCTTTGTCTACAGATTTAAGAGATCCACCTTTGGCTTTTTTAGCATCACGCTTAACTGAATAAGCAATAGCTACAGCTTGTTTAACAGGTCGTCCTGATTTAACTTCCGTAGAGATATTTTTCTTAAAAGCTTTTTCTGATTTTGATTTAATAAGTGGCATAATGATTATCCGCAGAAAATAGTAACAGCCGCGCTTGCAGGCAATGTTACATGAATGTCTGTATTGAAACGAATACCGTTACCTGGTAGTAGCGTTGAAATAACTGCTGTGTTAGTTGTAATGTTTACTCTTAACAAAACAGTTCCACCTGATCCGCCATCGCGAAATACAATTTCACCTGCAACAGCACCCGACGCTAATTGGTAACCTGCTAGGTTTGTTGCGCCACTATAAATAGTGCCTGTCGAATCTCTATGTGCCGAAAATACATTAGTCAATGTTGACATAATTAATCCTTTAAAATTAGTGGAAGGGGAGTTTCCTCCCCTATCCTAAGTTACTTACCTACTTTACCACCGCGTTTTTTGTCAATAAAGCT